ACATTAATAAAGCGTATTCATGGGCAGTGAATACCTGTAATGCACCGAACGTTGGATATTCTCAAGCGTATAGAAATCAACAAACCATAGGTGGTATTACCTATTACGATTGTAGCAGTTTCATCAATTATGCGTTGTTAGCTGGCGGTTGGAAAACACCACAATATGCTCCTAATCATAACCCGTTTACCACAGGTATAGAAATCAATGTACTGTTATCACTAGGTTTTACAGATGTTTCTAGTAATCCGGAGTATCTTCCGGGTGACATTGGCTGGACTTCTGGACATACTGAAATGTGTTATAAGGGTGGAACAGGAAAAGGCGTTTTCATGGGGGCTCACACAAGTAACGCACCTCTCGCAAATCAGGTGTCAATCGGAAGTTCAAAAGGTGACCCAAACCATGAACGCTCTTTTCCTAGGAGATTCAGATACGGCTCAGGTGGTGCCTCTGGTTACGGATGTTCCGTTTATGTAATCGCATCTATAGCTGGAAATCTCAGGCAAGAATCAAACGTAAACCCCGGCATATGGGAAGGGTTACGAGAGGGAACATGGACAGGGTTAAAGCACGGTTTTGGTTTAGGGCAGTGGACAAACACTGGTGGAGATACACATGGCAGACTTTATAAGTTACATGAGTGGTTGTCAACACATGGCTATGCGGATGATAGCGGTGAGGGGCAATGCCAGTATATCATAGAAGAAAATGTGTGGTACTCTACAGGCGAAGCAAGTGCCTATTCTTCACTTTCTGACTTCCTTGCATCTGACAGTACTGATATTACACATTTAACACACGCATGGAACATAGGATGGGAGGGTATTCACGATAGTTCGTGGGACGCCCGTGTGACATATGCAAAAGAAGCGTATCGGTATATTGTAGACCACGGCAATGACTCAAGCATTACACAATGGATTACAGGTAACAGGTATTTGAATGTCGGAGAAATGCTAAACAATTCTGTAATGCTTTTTAGGTTTTTTAGTGCTGGCGGAGGTGGCGGTGGCACGCCGTCAAAGAAAAAAGAAAAAATGCCTGTATGGATGATGGTACGATATAGGTAAGAAAGGGGGATAGTAATGTTTGAAAAAGGGTTATACAAACATGAAGAGGGATTCACCGTACTTGTAACAGAAGATGGTAAGATTATGTTATCGCCAGACCACCCTCTTTCCATGAGATTAAGTGAACTTTTTAATACAGAAAAGTGGACAAGAGTAGAGTGAAAGGAGTAACGTATGGCTGTTAAAACAAGGGAAGAAATCTTAGAAAGCCTTAGAGGTAGGTTCGGTGATGACCCGACAGACGATGATATCGCTATGTTAGAGGATATCACAGACACTTTTACAGACTTTGAAGAAAAAACAAGTGATGCTACAAACTGGAAAAATAAATATGAAGAGAACGACAAAGCATGGAAGAAAAAATATTCAGACCGTTTTTTCAGTAAAGACGGTGGTAACAATGACAATTCCGGTGATTCTGATGAACCAGAGGATAAGCCGATGAAAACATTTGATGATTTATTTACAGTAAAGGAGTGAAAATAAATGCCTAGAAGAATTGCAAATAGTACACTAAACGCGTCTACTATTGACATTATGAACGTAATTCGACAGAATGCAACATACGACTATCAGCAAAACGTTCCTGTAGTACAGAACGAAACAGACATCCCTAGGGTTGGTGAAGTAATCTACGGTACACCCGCATTTGCGAATCAGTTTTTGAACGCACTGGTAAACCGTATCGCAATCGTGCGTATGCAGAGTGCAACATTTAACAACCCGTATTCCATACTCAAAAAGGGGTATCTGGAGTTCGGTGAAACGGTGGAAGATATTTTTGTTTCCATTGCAAAAGCTGTTGACTTTTCCACTGAGAAAGCTGGTGGTAGGGAATTTAAAAGAACCATGCCGGATGTACGGTCAGCATTTCATGTAATGAACTGGCGTGTGATGTACCCGGTAACCATTCAGGATATGGACTTACATCAAGCATTTCTTAGCGTGGATGGTGTGCAGAATCTGATTGCAAAAATCGTAGATGCTGTTTACACAGGTGCTGAGTATGATGAGTTCCTGTTGTTCAAATATCTGCTTATTAAAGCTATTTCACACGGGAAAGTAGCAACCCAGTCCATCGTTGCGGATGCTAACTTGAAAACAAGCGCAGTTGCTTTCCGTGGAACTAGCAACCTGTTACCGTTTGTAAGTTCTGATTATAACACTGCAGGTGTGAAAACGAACACGCCAAAAGACAGACAGGTTATTTTCATGGATGCTAACTTCAACGCATCGTTTGATGTGAATGTACTGGCAAGTGCGTTTAACATGGACAAAACCGACTTCCTTGGAAGACTGTTTATAATTGACAAGTGGGACACTTTTGACAATGAACGGTTTGACATTATCAGAGATAACTCTGACGGACTGGAAGAGGTTACAGCAGATGAACTGGCTTTGATGAAAAAAGTAAAAGCAGTGCTGTTAGATGAAAACTGGTTTCAGGTGTATGATAACATGAATAAGTTTACAGAGAAGTACATTTCCTCTGGTCTGTACTGGAACTATTTCTATCACACTTGGAAAACTATTAGTAGTTCTCCATTTGCTAATGCTGTTGCATTTGTGGATAGTACAGCCGAAGTTGCATTACCGGAAACACTTACGTTACACTGGGATGCGAAAGACGAAACAGAAAAAGCAATTACGCTGACTATGCACGCAGATGCGGAGGGCGTTACGCTTGCACCTAACGAAGTAAACTTTGTTCAGACGAAGGCACTTACTACAGCAGGTATTGCTGTTCAGAAATACGGTGGCATGTTAGTGCCGGACAGCCAGTTCACTACGCCAATGACAATTGTAGCAAACATCGGTGAACAGTTGTATGAAGCTACATCCACAGTTACACCTACAGAAGTACAGGTGGGTGTTACTTTAACACTGAATAAAAAAATAATCAGCAATGTGGTAGAGATAACAACCTACCCCGGAAATGAGGTAATATGACAGAACAGTTTTTAGCAGATACCGTAGATAGCACGGGACACGCTTATCCTACAGTTGGTGAGAATATTCGGAAAGGAGCAAAAGACCCTAGCACTATTATTAGTGCATTTACCGATGATACAGACAAGGCAAAAATGACAAATGCATTGGATGTAAGTGCAGAAGATTTAAAACATGCGGTTGTTTCTATGCTTAGTGGAGAAAGATTTCACTTTGGAAGTCTGGATGCTGAGCCATTAACAAGTGAACAGGTAACTAAAATCAAAACGTTTCTTGGAATTGCGTAGGTGATTAAATGTATATTCAGCCACAAACAAATATAAGAATTTTACAAAACGTTCCTTTAGATACAACTTACGGACACACTATTTACTTTAGTAGCGCAAGCGCACAGCAAACTTATTTTGCTGGTAAACAGAAGTATAACTTGGGTAGTTACACATACCAAAGAGTTAATAAGGGTGTTGCAAGAGTTGGCATTAAAGCTGACAGTTTGTATGACTGTAATTACATGATGTTTCAGAATACAGCATATGGCTCAAAATGGTTTTATGCTTTTATCACTAGCGTTGAGTTTGTGAACAACGAGTGCTCAGAAATTACGTTCGAACTGGATGTTATGCAGACTTGGTTTTTTGATTATACTATGGAGTATTCACTTGTGGAAAGAGAACACGTTGATGATGATGTTGCCGGATTTCATATTGAACCGGAGAATGTGGAACTTGGTGAGTATGTATTTAATGATTATAAAAACTTATCCACTGCGTTAACCCCATTAGCTGTTTATATACTGGTGAATGATACGGACGAAGCATCTTCTGGAAATGTGTATGATGGCGTGTACGGTGGTTGCACGTTGTACGCATACAATACTACTGATACAGCTGGAATAAATGCACTGATTAACAATTACAATCAAAAACCAGATGCTATTGTCGGAATGTATATGGCGCCTGTGATTGGAGTTGGTAAAGCAATCCCTAACGGTGGCATGACCGTTAATTACTCAGCTAACGCTTATACTGTTAGTGGTGAAGCAGAAGCGGTAAATGTTGGTTCATGGGAGATTGATGGATATAAGCCAAAGAACAGAAAACTGTTTACTTATCCATACAATTTCTTTTCCATCGGAAACAATGATGGCAGTAGCTTGGCGTTGAGATACGAATTTTTTGACGGAAGAAAACCACAATGGAATATTCGTGTGCCTATTACAATGCCTATTCAATGCACTTTAAGACCGACAAACTATAAAGGAAGTACTGGTGTTTTCCCTAACGAATCATTGACACTTTCTAATTACCCTATGTGTTCTTGGAGTACTGATGCTTTTAGAGCGTGGCTGGCGCAAAACGCTATACCTATTATAGCTAATGCTGGTGTAAAAGCTGGGACAGGTGCAGTGATTGGCGGGTTGCCTATGGCTGGTGCTTCACTATTAAGTAGTGCCACAAACGCGCTCGTAAGTGGCTATCAAGCATCTATTCAAGCGGATATTACAAAAGGTAATCAGAATCATGGTAATAATAACGTGGCTTCCGGGTTGCAGTCATTTTATGGTGGTAGGTGTAGTATCACAAAATACTATGCTAGGATGATTGACGAATACTTTACCATGTTTGGGTATGCTATTCACAGGGTAAAAATACCTAACAGAAATGGTAGACCGCACTGGAATTATGTGAAGACAATAGGGTGTAATATTGTTGGTAGTGTCCCAGCGGATGATATGAGGAAAATTTGTAATATCTATGATGCAGGTGTTACGTTCTGGAAAAACGGTGATGAAATTGGTAACTATTCACTGGATAATACGTTATAAGGTGGTGAGAAAGTGAGAAAAAGAAGAGGTAATGGCCAATTTGAGGAAAGTGCTTTACTGAACAATATAACCTATATGCAGTATTTCAACAGGCTTACAGAGTTAGCTATATCTATGTTTGAGTGGCGGAATTTGCCACCTACCGTTGACCCTAGGTATATAGAATTGCACTTATTTCAGAACGGTTCTATGGTATATTTCAATGATGATGTGATTGGAAATCTTTGCTTGGATTGTCTACCAAACGGAAACTTTGATGTGTACGGAAATCCTGTATATAGAAGAGCGTACTCAAGTTATAACAACTATCAGAAAAATTTAACAGAAGACAACAGCGTTATCATATGGAATAACTATCTCAGAAGTAATTCTATTACAGATATCCAAATGTACTCAAAACGATTGTATTTACTAGACAGGATTATTGATATAAATGCCAATGCTCAAAAAACACCTGTACTGGTACAAGGTACAGAAAAACAACGCCTTACATTATTAAATCTATATAAAGAATTCGACGGAA